AGTTTCCACCGGTGCTGTATTCTTTACCAAAGTCAAATGCTGTATTGTAAAGTATTGGCACTCTATCAAAACTCTTGTCATTTGGATAAAGCCTTTTACGGTCATCTGGATTAGTTCTTTGTCCTGTTATCTTGTTACTGAGTACTGTTAACTGACTTGCTAGTGTTACTGTTACAGCATAGTCCATCTGTTTATTTAATATGTTAACTGTTTCGTCTACTTTGAAGTTGGTAATAATACCTTTAAACCTTGTGTACTGAGTACCTGTAAGTGCGTATGTGCTTGGATCTACGAATCCTCTTTGTATAGTTACATTACCACCTTTGATATTCTCTGTGAGTATTTTGCTTAGATAGTTTTGTTCTGAAGGAATACCACTTAGTGTTAATGTTATATCACTGCTGTTATATTTTAAATCGTCACTCATGTTAGCCATGCTTAAGAAAGCACCTAATTCTGTGTAAGCATTACCGCCTACTGTGACTGGTTTCCAATTACTGCTGATGTAATATGTTGTAGCACCTATTTGTAAATCAATCAATGTGATTGGTGCTATATTAGTGCCTTGTACTTCTACAATAGTTGTCATTAAGTTATAATCTCCACAAACTCAAAATCTCCAGCAAATGCTATTAAGTCATGCGGTACAATACTGTATGTAGGACATGCCATTGCTTTAACATGAAAACGTACTTCTGTGCCTGTTCTTAGTCCACCACTTGTTATTACTTGGTTTGTTTGACTTAGTACAGGTCTGTGTACTGGTACAGTTACGTTAGCACCTGTACTAAATGATACATCACTAGTTACTTGATATGGGTATCTGTATATGTTGGCATTACCTGCCGGTTGTACAAAGTCACCTTTCTTGAATAGTGTACCTGATCCAGTAACACCACTCATGTTTATGTATAGTTCTTTACCATCTCCACCTACCATTACAATGTTGTTAAGTTGTGCGTCTGCTACATCTCCTTGATATGCTGTGATATAGTTCATGCCTGCGTTGTTTGATAAACTGATGTTTGCTTCTGTTACTCTATCAGCAGAGTCTATATCTTCTAGTACACCTCTATTTGTGCTGTACTGTAATCCAGGTACTGATCCTACTATAAAACTGTACACACTAGGATTACGTTCTGCTGTTTTAACATGTCCACTTCTACTAACACTTGCGGCTGTGGTTTTACGTTTGTTTATTGTTAAGTATGTTGCGTTATCTATTATTGTTTGAAAACTCATTATCTTGCTCCTGGAATGCTTCTAGCACCTGCCTCTGTTACGGCATATATAAATTGTGGATCACTTGCTACTAAGGCTTGGAAACTAGGTGCGTCAACGGCATTGATGTTGTATGTTACTTGTCCACCACCGCCACTCATTGAACCATTAGGCACAATGTTGCCACCTTGTGATCCCATTTGTAATAATTCGGGTCCTTGTTCACCAACTAAGTATGTGCCACCAGCCATAACTGGGCCGCCTCTTGCTTTAGGTGTAAGGGTAAAGTTACCACCTGCTCCAAATGTTCCTGGCATGCCAAATGCTCCCATTAATGCTTGTATAATTGGTTGCATAATTTGTAGTCTAATTATGTCTGCTATAATTTGTGTGATCATTTTCTTAAAGAAACTCTTAAATGCGTCTCCGGCCTTTTCACCTTGTAGGAAAGCATTTGCTAAATCCTCACTTAGAGCAACTTGAGCACTACCTAAAGTATCTATAAAATTGTTTAAGCCTTCGTTCTGCATGAATGATTCATCTAGATCTCTTACTAGTTGAGCATATTCTTCTAATCCTATTTTACCATCTGCTAAGAACTGTTGTAATGTTTCTAGTAATAAGTTATATTGTGTTAATCCACCTGTACCTAAGTCTATTGCGTCTTTGAGTTCTCTAAGTCGATCAGCAAATGTTTTTACTTCTTCACCTGCGGAATTGGCTCCACTTGCTATGTCTACTATTATTTCTTTTAATGGTTCTATTGCTGGTGCTATTCCGTCTGCTTCTGTTCTTAAATTACCTGCTTCATCTGTGATATCGACTAGTAAATTATTAAATTTACCTAACGCACTATTAGGATCTCCATCCAGGCCTGAATTTGCGATGCTCTCGCCTGCGGCGTTGAATGCTTTGGTTAATACGGCTGTGGTTGCTACTGCGGCAGTTATACCTGCGGCTACTTTAAGTAAACCTACACCTGTTACACCTTGTAAAAATATAAAGGCATTAGCCATGGCCAATGATGCGGCTGTGGCGGCTTTTTGTGCCTTAACAACTATGAATATTGCGGCGGCTACTAAAGGTAAATTAGTACCCATTACATTTAGAGCATTGTTTGTTGCTTTAATAGGAGCAAATATAGTTGTAAATAAATCAATCAATATTGCTACTGCTCTACCTACATTAATAAATCCATTTAATACTGCTCCGCCTATGCTTTTTGCTAGTGCGTCTATATCTGATTTGTTTTGTCTAAATAAATTTGTTAGTGTTAGTAAGAATGCTGTTAATTCTGGCTTTATAGCATCACCTAACTCTTTGTTGAATAAGGTAAAGGCATCTCCAGCCTGTGAAGCCGCACCACCTAAACTTTTATTAAGTTTACTGGCGGCACCATCTATTTCTGCTCCAAACTCTCTGAATTTTTCTATTGTTTCGTCTACACTTACACTTACACCTGCTGTAAATCCTGCGGCAGCCAATACACCTCTTTCTCTGAATACATCGGCGGCACTAGCACCAGCACTAAAGGCTCTTTGTAATCCACTTACTGCTGTTTCAAAAGGTATGTTAAAGTTGGCGGCAATATCTGCGGCTAACTGTATGTTGTCTCTGAATTCTTCTAGGTTTTTACTTACTGTTAGTAGTGTAGGTGAAGCACTTGCTAATTCTGAGAATGCAAATGGTAATTCTTCTGCTTTTTGTGTGATGACTTCTAATGCTCTAGCACCCTTTTCAGCACTACCTGTTAAGTTTGATAATGTAATTTCTACTCTTTCGAACTCAGCACTTACTTGTATGCTTTTACTAAGTGTTCTAAATGCTACACTTATGGCTGTTACGGCACCTGCCACTAGTGCGGCAATACCAATAAACTTTAAGAATCCACCACTTGCTTTTTGTGTCTGATTACCCATGTTATCAATTTCTGTACTAGTATCAGAAGTGGTTGTAGCCATATTGCTTATTCCAGCATCTAGATTGGATAAATCTTGCTTTGCGGTTTTGACATTGCTTCTAAAAGTAGGTGATATGAATGTTTCAAAATCGTTTCCACCTTCGCCTAGTGAATCGAAAACATTTCTCATGCTGTCAGATACTTGGTTTACACTATTTGTTACATTAGTTGTTGTGGTTTTTGCTACTTGGCTAAATGTTTGAAAGCCTTTACTACCCGTGGCTAAACCAGCACCTACACCGGCTAATCCTGCGCCTAGTCCACCTAATCCACCTGCTCCGGCGCCACCTAATACACGAGTGGTAGCACTGGTCGATGCTACTGCTCTTTTTAATAAATTAAGATTTCTAATGGCATCTTTAATACCTCTATTAAAGTTCTTATCTCTTAGTTGTAATACTACTTCAATTTTCTTAGCCATTATTTTTGTACCCTTCTAGTAAATTTGTCTACAAAATCATCCATATGTTCTATGGTAGGTTCTGTGAATCCTTTGGGTGCTTGTTTGCTCCACCCTGTATTTAATCTATCTGCGTATGGGTATCTTGATTCAATCTTATCTGAACTTTTATGAACTGTATTACGTCTAGCATTACCTTTATCTTTAGGTGTTGCTTTCTTTAACACTGGGAAACCATCATCCATCATTTCGTCACCCATGTCTAATAATTCATTAAACATGGCCTTGACTTCTCTGCTGTTAATCGTTACTTTTATGTCCATAAAAACGTTCTTCCATTGATTTCAATTTATCGTCACCATACATTCTTCTTTGTTGTGCTTCTGTTAATGGTTTTTTATTTGCTTTAGCATGTTGGATACTTTCCCAATTCACTGCTACATCAAACACCATCATGTCAAAACTATCTGCTTTCTCCATTACAGCACTTGGTAGTGATCCATAACGTTTAGCAATACTATCCAACATCAAGATAAAACTAGTTTCTGGCGACTTATCGTCTATTACGTGGCTGGTTACTTTCCCAGTCTTTCGCCTATCAAACTCATTGCTTCTGTGAGCACATCAATCGGTAATACATTGTCCAAATCCATGACTGGTTTGCCATCCTCATTGACAATAATATCTTTGAGAATATTCATGTACTCTCCTATATTGTCTTGGGTTGCGTTTGCTAGTTTGGTGAATATATCTAGTGATTGTCTGTCGTACATGAAAAATGTTAATTCGTCACCGTACTTTTCTACTAGTTCTTGTTTGCTAATTGTTAGTTCAATTAGTTTTGGTTTTGTTGCTAATTCTGATAATTTCATATCTTTACTCCTCTATATCTCTATTTTTTAAATCGTGTATAGCACTTAATGTAAATGCTAATCTGTTTTGTGCTTTGGCTAAATCACCATGGGCACATCGTATTTCGTTCTGAGCCTTTGCTACTTCTGGCTCAATTGACGTCAGTATCTCCTTCGTCGTTTTGTTGCTCCATATCTCCATGTTCATGTTCCTTTATATCTGTAGTTGTATTTATTTCTTTTTTAGGCTTCTTATAACCTTTGCTATCTGGTAAGTCAATGCCGTGTTCTTTAGCATATTCATCCATATCAACTGTTACATATTCGCCTTCTTGTAGTACTACGATGTCACGTGACTCTTTAGTCCATACACCATCTACAAAATTTCTTAAGAATTTGTGTTCCATATTATTCTCCTATAATACAACACCCCCAGTATTGAGGGTGTTATATACGTTAAGTTATTTACTTAAACTGTTGCTTTAGCCAAGTCACCATTAACAATGATTTCCATTGGTGTGATCCACACAGCCGCATCCATTGATGCCGCAGGTGCTAATCCGCCTATGAAACCTTTGCCTTTGATATAGTGATCGCCACTTGCTGCACCTTCAAACGCCACACTAAAGAAGATTTCAGTCTTCTCAGTTGATGTTGAAAATAATCCTTTATCAGCAACAGTATTGTTGCCACCTGCTGATGCTGGTCCAAAGAATGTATCTTCGTCTACCAACATGTTGCCGGATAAAGTATTTTCGTTAACGGTAGTAAAAGCACGAGAACTAGTCAAATCCAAAGTTGAATATCTGACTGATCCCGGCGATGTTCCTATCGTTACGTCTTGCATTAAGGGGATTACCATGCCATTGGTTACACCGGGCACTGCTAGTGCTTCGGTAGTACCTAATGTTAATATTGCTTGGTTTGCACTTGTTACGTTAATTACGCCCATTAGTTTCTCCTATTTGTTATATTGTTTTAAACTCGAAATCAAATTCATACGTTATGTAATCAGTTGTGATATCGGTTGTTGAACTACACTCTCTTGAGTATGGTCCTGTTATACCTAACCTGGATTCAATGATGCTATTAGTAATAGTATCAATATCTCCTGGTTGATTTTTAGCATCTACAGTTAGATAACCTGTTACCGTAGTAATTGTTTCATATATCGTTGCTGGCTGAAGTACATTGGCAAGAGTCTGTCCACTTAAGGTAGTATATTTACTTTCCTTAGTAACATTCTCTTGATCAATATATAAAGTTTTTTTATTCTTTATATCTAATCTAACGTCACCACTTTGTATAAAGGGCAACTCACTCGCAACTGACACATTAGTGCCAGTCAGAGTGGTTGTTAAATTAGTAATCAGTGTATTCCGGATAGCCGACATATTATCTTACTCTACTTATATTGCTTCTGCCTCTAGTACGTCTGTTGCTTCTGAACTTAACCATTTTTTCATTGGCTTGA